TTCTTCGGGCTTGTACTTCACCTTCACCTTCATGGGGATGTTCAGAAGCTGGTCAGTGTCGTTGAGCACCATCACACCAGTGGCGTGACAGATTGCGGACAGCGTTTCGAAGGCAATCTGCTTCGCCACTTCGTTGGTGTTCTGCAGGTTGAGACGCTCAAACACTTTCCGGCCTTTGAAGTCCCCGTCCAGGACATTGAGGATCAGCTCAAGATAGGCGTCATTACCGCCGTTCTTTTTCGCATCAGCGGTGAGCTTGAACTCAGTTTTTTCGATTGCCATGGGATACCAGCCGGAGGGGATACCACCGACCGAACCTGTACTCGGCGCGACTTGATTTGCGTTGAATTGAAATTGTGCCATTGTTTAGACCTCTTCTACGTTAACGTCGAAAGTAATCAAGCCCGCTGGCCTGATATATTGCGTTGGCAAAGTGGTTCCACCCGTCGTCCTTGGGAATCGCCACCTCACCTTCTACTCCGAAGCGGTTTCCCGCCACATACGAGGGAGTTCTGCTCAGGCCCATCATTCTCCCCTTATTCTGGCTGACGCCGCGGGTCAAGTTAGAGCCTTCCTGTTTGCTGATATACATCGGTTCATAAAGAAACCCAATAACGTCAGCCCATTGAGTGATCATTTCCCTCTTGCCGTAGGTCTTCTGATTCTTCGGGGAGTGCAGTAACAAGTCCCATGAATCGTATTCCCCGGCAGTAGGGTCCATGAACTTTGAAGCGAATACGTGGCAGGTCAGGACAATGTTGATTCCGCCGTATACCGCCAATTTATCGCAAGCCGTAAGAAAGTTTCCGAACTTCTCATTCGAATAAGCGTAGGCCTTTCCGTAACCACCAAGAGCGCTATCCATGGTGACTGTCTTCTTATTTCCCGGATTGTATTGCGGGTCCAGCATCAGGATCGCTTCGTGAATCATGCGTTCCAATGCGGTGGCACTGTCAAAAAGAATTGTCTTGTAAGGAAACTGACCGCTCTGAGCTGCGATGGTAATTTCGTTGACCAGCTGAGTAACATGGTCAAGATGGGTAAGCATTGGGGTCTTCGGAATGCTGACACCACTGTACCCAACTTCAAGAGGAACTAGGAGCGGTGATGGAGCACTTGCTCCGAAGGTAGTTTTACCGACCTTCTCGACCCCTGCTATCACCATTCGGAGACCCTCAGTGAAGCCTGAGCTTGTGGTCACAGCGTTAAGAATTGCTGACATAGTTGTTCTCCGTTAAGGGAATATGGATGCTATAGGGAATCGCTAGTCCATGCAAGATATTCAGCTGGTTTTTATTCGTTTGTAAAGGGATTTCACTGCTACCATTTGGCCGCTTGAAACCTCCATAAAGAATCCATCCTTCTCACCAAGGACTTCAACCTTCAAACCAATCTTGTCTTCAATTTGCTCGAAGGCAGAAACCCATGGTCCAAGGAGCTTTTCAAGGTGGTTTTCGGTCCTGGTAATTGGGGCTCTTGGTTTTGCATAGTCGGAAGTCCGAAAGCGTTCAACCAGCGTTCCAATCGCCGGGTGCAAGTCTGAAAGATTCTGGCCAACAAATTGAACCAGTTCTTCATCTGTATAATGTGCGAAACCTTGTGCCATTTTATTCTCCCATATCTAAAGGATCGCGCAACCCCTGAAAGGTGGGGAAGCGAGGTTTATCAATAAAGCCGACAGGAAAGAATTGATATTTTGCAATCTTCCCCAGAATCTTTTCCTGGTTTTTGAAGTAATCCCGTCTTTCATTGTGGGTCAACTTACCGGCAGCAATCTCAATTTGATCACCCTTAGCAATCAACGTATCACCTTTCCAAGTGACGTCTTTGATTGCTGTACCAATAAGCGAACCGATCATTCCATTGGGGACCATATTCTCCTTATTGGTCGATCGCTCAGCAGCTCCGTGAGGGGTTCGCTTCTGCTCGTTAAGATTGGTGAAACCCTCCACCACCTCGTTGACCACAATCTCCGCATCAAGGAAACGCTTAACCCTGAGGAAACTGTTCTCCTTTACAGTGGTCCGACCATACTTGTATCCAGCCTGAGGGTCTCTAAGGATCACCCCTTCAAAACCCTGGGCAACCTTCAACTCCTCATAGGCTTCAAATTCCTCAAGGCTGTTAACCCATTGGCAGGGGATCACCCATAAGCGCTGATTCAATTCGGGTGACTGCTCAAACAGGCCAGTGACCCGCTGAATCAGGGTGTCATACCTGTCTTGAAAGGGGTCTTCGTTGTTCACCCCGTCAATAACATAATCGAACAGGCACCAGCGAGTCGGGACCGTTCCTTTGATGGTATTCAGGGCGCTGGTGGTCTCATTTGCAATTCCATCCCCGGTAATGCGGTCAACCACCATCTCACCGTCAAAACCAACGAAATCAGATCGGGAGAAGAACTCGGTATTGAAAACATTCTTGAACGGTTTACCGCTCCGAGCTGTTAAATCCCCGAAGGGGTTCGTCCCGCGAACGCCGTCAATCTTTGGAAAGGCCATGTAGGGGAAGACGAGCTTTTCAAGGTTGGCGTCTTCCGCGAGAATTGGTTTCATGATGTCAACCTCGCTAATTTCTTCTGAAGGGTTAAGTTCTGGGCCAGAAGCTGTTTACAGGTTTTCCTGAGGTCAGCTTTACTGATCACCGTGTCAATGGCTTGAACAGGTTCCCGCATAAGCTGAAGGAGCTGGTTCAAGTCAATTTCATCCAGGTCGCGATAGAGCGGTTGAAGCTCGGACATCTCCCGCTCAGTTACCGGACCCCTTTGGGGCTTCTCTTCCATTACTTATTCTCCCGTCGGTACTTATCAAAAAGACTCATTGAATGGGGAAGCACCTTTCGCAACATACTTTCAATGACAGTCGCATAGGCTTGAGCTTCAACCTGAGCGTGGCTGTCAGTGCGAAGCCGCAAGAAGTGCATCATGTTGTGAAGATCCTGCTTCCACATCCAGTGAGTATAGTGGTTCAGGTGCAGCATAAGACGAGCATGTTCCGCCGCAATACCTTCTGAGATTGCTTCGGAATAGATTTGATAGCTCCGCAAGCAAGACTCGTGAAGCTCACCCTTGAACCAGTCTTGAGTGGCCTGGTCAATACTGTCAACTTGCCCCTGTTTGGCGTTCGGTGGTTTCCCGCCCACAACCTCGGGGATATACCATTCGTCCGGGAGCTTGACATAACGACCGCTCACCTCGTTAATGGTGCAGGTGCGATGGCGAACAAATTGCCGAGCAACAAAGATCGGGAGCTTCATCTCCAACCAGATTTCAACCATCTCGAAAGGGGTCGTATGCCAATTCCGAAGCAGGTAGTCAGCCAGGGACAGATCCTGCTCCCTTGTGCGGTCGCTGTCCGTCATATCGAAGCTCATCCGAGCACTGTTGGCCGGGTCGGTGTCATCCGCGTCATAGTCAGCCTCCGGTCGCCTGGTGGGGCCACTGACGTTCCGAAGGATTACGAAACCATGGTCGAGCACTTGTTCTTTCATTCAGTTCCCCAATGTTGTTTTCAGTTCACCTATGGCCTTATCCCATAGCGCTTTCTTTCTGGCTTTTCTCATGTGAGCCCTGGCTTTGCGGTCGCAGATGTTGTTGACCACATACCGGGAGCCTTCCTCTTTGCTGTGACCCCGAACATGACGGAATTCTGTGGTCACCTTCCCTGCTAGGAGCTTCAGAAAGAGGTCTTTCACTTTTCGTTCGTGTTCGTTCTTTGGTGGCCGGACACCTTCAAAGAGCCTTAGCGCCTGCTCGCAGTCACTTTGAAGTAATACCACGTCACCCTCCAGAACCAATCCAGTTCGAATGGCAAAGTGCAGAGCGTTACAGAGGGCCATTGCTTCGGCTGTTGTGCTACTGTTCGGCCGAACCTTGAACGCTCCATCTGAACCCCTTTTACCCCTTCGACACGCAACCCAGAACGCGAAACCTCCTACTCCCGTTTCATGACAGTGGGAGGCGTCCGCGATAATGGTGACCTTCACCCGTCCTTAGCTTGCGCTGAAGCAGGAAGCACAATCTCCAACTGAGGTGATCCAGGTTTGATAATCAGAACCTCGTCAAACTCGGTCCGCTGCTCGTCGGTCAGTTTGTTATAGGGTCGCTTTGAAAGCTCGGGCTTGTAACGAATCAGGTCATCCACCGGAATTCCAATTTCCCTCAGGCGCTCCTTATTCAAGTCAAGTGACGTCGGGTCAACCTTGCGCTCAATGGGGTAATCGGCCTTGAGCAACCATCCACCATTGAGCGGAAACTTGTTTGTCCCCTCAACTGGTGCAGGGAAGAAACTTTCAAAGATTGCCTTCCGAAGAAGAGCTTCTTTCATTTTCAGTTGGCTAAGCTGCTTCTTTGTAGCATCCCACTCAACGAGGGTTTCCATGCTAACCCTTTCAGGTACCTCAACCATGATTTCCTCCTATTGCTTCGGTTGAAACATTGATTCAATTTGAGCCCGGTTTACTTCTTGCTGGCGCTCAAGCTCTTCGCGATGCTCTTGAGCTTCGGTCCTGGTCACCAGCCGGAAGCAGTAGGAGTCACCTTCCATTTTAACCTCGAAGCCGGAATAGTCGTTTTCACGAATGGTGTCAATGAGCTCCTGGTCGTTGGTAGTCACCGAACCGCCCAGCTTGTGCAGGGTATAAGACAGCATCTGCTCAAGCACTGCAATTCGCTTCTGCTCGTTCGAACGCTCAATTCCGCCAAACAAAAGGGAAAGGAAGTCAGCGAAGGAAGGGGTTTCGTTTTTATTGGCCATGGTCTTTGTCCGCCCTGTTGATAGCTGCTTCCTTCGTGAAAACGACGCCGGGGAAGCGCTTGGTGAGTTTGACGATATTGTGGGCAATAACGTCCTCGTCGGTGATGCCGAGCTGGTTCAGGATCTGCTGGTAATAGTAGCGGTGATC